TGAAGATGGAGCCACTTGTTTCTGCAGAGGCAAAGAAAAAACAAGGGGCACGTAACGATTTAAAAAACATTCCCACGAAATCATGGGAAAGTCCAGCGGAGAAGCGTAAAGCAGACCGTCAAAACGAAACAGTTTATAAAGTCGCCAAAGAAATCGGCATATCAGAGGACACGTACCGCAAAGGCAAAAAGATTCTTAACAGTGGCAACGACGAACTAATACAGCAAGTTCAAAGCGGGAAGAAAACAATCCATCAAGGATGGACGGAACTCAAAGAAAAGGAACGCAAGCAGATAGACATGAGCGCAAAAGCGCATCTCGAAAAAGCCGAGGAACGTCACAAAGACTTTGCGGAATCCAAAACCGTAAGTATTGCCGATGTAGCGCAGGACAGAAAAGATTCTGCCGAAATCGCAAGAAACAAATACAACGAGATTTACAACGCAATCAAAAAAGTCCTTTTCATCGGAGCAAGTAATTTTGATTATTCCATCATCAATACAAAGACTATGGACGAAACCGAAATCCGCAGATTGCAAGGTGAAATCGACATAGTGATTGCGACGCTGGCAAGGATCAAAAACGAAATAGGAGGCTAACTATTGGCAAAAACATTTAAGAGCGAAATCGTGGACGGCGTAATCCTTACGCTCGAAGAACGGCTCAAACAGACCGGACGGCATCTCATGAAAACAGACACCATTCTAAGAATGTGTGCAGACGATATTGACCTGACCGACGACACAGCAGAACGTGAGGAACTGTTAGAAATCGGCATGAGGCAGGTGATTCAGAGCAGGCTTTACACGCATGGATATTTCTCTGTTCAGACAGGATACTTCGTGAACATTGCGGAATGTGAAAACCTTTGGTATCTCGGAATGCTCATCGAAAACAAGGACGGCACTATCCGCTCCAAGATTGATGCAAGAAACCGCATCAAGGAACTCAAGGAGATGGCGGGTGCAATCGTGATGGTTCCAGACGAACACAATGAGATGTTCATCCATGTTTACAAGACCAAAGAAGAAATCATCGACGACCTCGAAGCCGATGCGGTGTGAACCCCTGCACATCCTGCCTCCACTATTCCGAGTGCATGGAACAGCGGGGCAGATGCAGGGAATACAAAGATTTGAAGGGAGTGATAGAAGACATTGAAATGCTCAATCAAAAGGCGAAACTTACCGCCTGCTCCAAAGCCGACAAGGCCGATAATCGTCAAGGAGGTGCAGGGGATAAGCCACCATTTGGAGGTCAGGCCCGAGAAGCCACCCGTCATAGTCGAGACCCGTAAGAAGCCGAAGCGCCGGACACCATCGGAGGCTATTGCGGAATCAGCACGGAAGAAGTCAGAGGCAAAGCGCCAGCGGAAAGCGGAAGCGATACGGCTCTGGGAAAGCGGAATGTCAATCAAGGAAATCGCCGAACACATGGGACTGAAATACGGAGCCATTTGTGATTATACCAGAGACGTCAGGACATTGCGTGAACATGGCGAGCGGTACAAGTACGATGCTGAAATCATCCGGCTGTACAACGACGGGTATACGTATAACGAGATTGCGGAATGTCTCGGAATCACAAGATCAAATGTTAATGACAAGCTGAACAGGCTCCGCAAGGACGGCAAGATAGTTAGGAGGATTGCGGAATGGACAAGGATAAAGCATTAATGACCATATTTCTCTCCGCCCTGCTGCTATGCGGATGTTCCGTAGAATCCTTTTTCTGCGGGGGCGCTCCGATAGCGATATTATCCGCAATCGTGGCGGTTGCAGTGGCTGTGGTACTTGGGAGTAAAGGAGGTGGCGATGGTACCGATTGACGAGGAATTTGTGAAAGGCTTAGTCGGTCTCGGCGAGTGCCTGAACACTACGGCGCTACACCATGATATCGACATCCTCGATATACGTGTCGAGCCGGAGTTCGGCTATATACACGTCAAAGGCACAAAGGTCGACGACACGGGAACAAAGATGCGGGAAGTATTCCACGCTACCCAGTGGCGCGACCTCGGAGTTACAGACATAAAAATTGCCCCACAGGGAACCACCATTCCCACAGGGGCAAGTAACTAATACATTACATTTTCATTTTACCATAGGAGGGTAAAAATGGATAACAAAACTATTCTCGAACAGGTAAGCCTGATTGAAGACGAGGCTTACAACTTCCACCAAATCGAATCCGTGGCGAAAATCACGGACAGCATGTCACATTGTTCCGATGTCGTCACCATGCAGATATACATGCGCGGTGTGGCATCATATCTCAGAGAAATCAAGGAAAAGAATACTTCCGTATGGAACAAGCTCTATAACCTTAAGAATTCCTTGGAAAAAGAGCAGGATGCGGAGGAACCCACGATCGACAATGACGAGCCGGTCACCGAAGACGACCTGCCGTTTGATGGGAAGGAGGAAAAGGAATGAGCACACTTTACGAACTGACTAACGAATACATGGAACTTTTGGAGATGGCGGAAGACCCCGACATCGACGAGCAGGCACTCATCGATACGATGGAGGGCATCGAAGGCGAGATCGAGATCAAGGCGGACGGATACGCAAGAGTCATGAAACAGCTTGAAGCCACTTCCGCAAACCTCGAGTTCGAGGAAAAGCGCCTCATGAACCGCCGGAAGACAATCGACCGCAACATCAAGCGCATGAAGCAGGCGCTCCAGGATGCGATGATCGCCACCGGCAAGCCGAAGTTCAAAACAGATCTGTTCAGCTTCACGATCCGCAAGAATCCCGCCTCCGTCGTAATCGACCGTGAGACGAGTATCCCGCCGGAGTTCCTCATTCCGCAGGATCCCAAGATCGACAAGAAAGCGATCAAAGCAGCGATCGACCGGGGCGACGACATCACGTTCGCACATCTGGAACAGGGCGAGAGCCTGATTATCAGATAAGAAGGGAGGGATGACTTATCTCGAAAGTAATTGGCGTGATGGGCGAGTCCGGTTCCGGCAAGACGACTGCAATGCGGAATCTCGACCCGTCCACAACATTCTACATCGACTGTGACGGCAAAGGGCTGTCATGGAAGGGATGGCGAAACCAGTACAACAAGCAGGCGGGCAACTATGCCAAGACCGACAACAAGTACACCGTCTTACAGCTTTTAGCGATTATCAACGGAGACGACAGCATGTATGCTGCCGCACTCAAAGCAGAAGGCAAAACACCGAAGACCATTCCGAAGGATACCAAAGAGAAGGCGACAAAGTTTAAGACCGTCGTGATCGACACACTCAACGGCATCATGGTCGCCGACGAGGTCAACAGGATGCGCGAAAAGGGCTACGACAAATGGGTCGACCTTGCGCAGTGTGTCTGGGACATCCTCAACTATGCGAACAGCATGCGGGATGATGTAGTGGTTGTTATCCTGTGCCACTCTCAGACACAGAAAGAGGATGACGGTTACACATTCACGAGGATCAAGACTTCCGGCAAGAAGCTCGACAAGCTTGTGGTCGAATCCAAGCTGACAACCGTGCTCTATGCGGTGGCGCGTGGTGATGAGTTCGTGTTCCAGACACACGCGAACAATTCCACAGCAAAAACACCGTTCGGCGCGTTTGAGTCGGATGAGATTCCGAATGACATCACATTAGTTATCAAAGCATTGGAGGAATATTGATATGGTATTACCCACCTACGACAAATCAAAAAGACGCACATCATTCGAGCAGCTTCCAAAGGGCGCTTACGTGATCAAGATCATGGGAGCCAAGGAAGACACATGGCCGAGCGGTGACGGCGTTATCAAGATCGCTTTTGACATCGCCGAGGGCGAATACAAAGGATTCTATCAGAACCAGTTTGACAAGAACACTAACGAGGATAAGCAGTGGCCGTATGACGCCGTCTTCAACCTCAATATCCCGAACGACAGCTCGCAGGAGTACGTGTGGCGGAACTGGAACACCTTCTTTGCTGATCTCGAGGACTCCAACAGGGGCTTCGTGTTCGACGGCGACCTCAAGAAGCTCAAGGGCAAGCTGATCGGCGGGAAGTTCCACAACAGACAGCGTGAATCAAACGGCAACGTGTACGACCACATCGTCATGCGGTATTCCTGCGTGGCCGAGGATGTGCGTCAGGGCAAGGCGGGCAAGATGCCTCAGGACAAGCTGATCGGACAGGGACAGCGCTCACACGCTCCCGCTGCAGCGTCTTCCTCCGAGCTTGACGGTTTCGTCAATCTTCCCGCCGGTGGCGACGAAGATCTCCCGTTCTAAAAGGTGCAACGGATGAAAAAAGTGATTGATATGGTGGGGCGGCGTTTTGGTCGCCT